GACATTAGTAGCATCCTTTTCTTGTACGAGAACACCTGGTGATACTTGAAAAGCCATATTTAGTTCTCCTTAATATTAAGTTTATTAGTTATAACCCTTTGTGTATATTTATAGTATGTCAAAACTACACTATTCTCCTTTGACTACTCTTACAGGTCGCCATACTTCACCTGCGTCAACGAAATAACCATCTTGTCCCTCTGGATCATCTAATCCATTATCAATAAAACCAAAAGGTGCCATGTCTGCCTCGATTGCATTTTGTTGATCTGTAAACATTTGACCTCTTACATCAACATTTGTCAACTCTTTGAAATATCTTTGATTTGCCAACCATGAAAAAATGACTAAACACATAACAAGATCATCTGTGGCACCTTGTTCTGCTTCAAAAGATTTTCCACGTGCAATAAAAGTAGATAGTTCGGCAATAATATCGAAGTCATTTATGATTAACTTATTACCTTCTATCAAACTTTTCATATTAGAAGTTCCGATTTTTTTTGTACCCTTTGTCATTCTCAAACCTAGTTGATTACCACGACCACTAAAACCACCACCTAATACCTGACCAGAACGACCTCTTTGTGTAACCATCATCATGTTGTCATATTCTAGTTCAAACTGCATAGCGTCTGCAACTTGTTGACCTAAATCGTTTATCTCTATTAATACAAATGCTTTATTATAATGTGTTGCCACTTTCTGTATAATACTTGGAAAGACAATTGGTTTGATATCATTGTTACGATATTTTGCAACAACTTTGTATGGTGCTTTTGTAACATCTATAATACAGAATGCTGAATAATCATTTGACAATCCTCTTGATACATCGACCGTACAAGTATAGATATGATTATTCTTTGGCATTTCGTAAACATCAAGACCCATAGGACTTCTTTTCGGGTCAATGACTGCCATTGCTTTTATTTTACTTGGATTGATAAGTGTATCTACACTACCTAGAAACTCACATTCAAATTCAGTTTGAAACTGCTCAATACTTGTATTTCGTATTGTCTGTTCTTTCCATTCTTCATCACGACCAGGTACCTCTGACCAATGAACTTCGGTAGGCACATAATCATTTTTCTTATTGACAGCATCCATCCACATCTTGTAAAACATATTCATACCATGAGGTGTAGATACAATCATAACTTTTGATGATTGACCAGATGAAATAGTAGGATAAACTGAACTAAAAAATTCTTCTGCTATATTGTTGGGCACATAGGCGAACTCATCTAAAAATATAATGTTAAAGGTACTACCACGAACAGCACTAGAAGATGTACTCGCCGCTACGATTTTACTTCCGTTTTCTAATTCGATTGAACCTTTATTCCAGTTGAGAACGCCTTGTTGCATCCATTTTGGTAAATGTTCGTAAGCCAGTTGCAATCGCCCTAGCAAATCTCTTGCAGTTGAAGATTTGTTTGCCAGTATTGCAACATTGACATTATCATTAAATAAAACATAATGTAAGAGGTATGATACTATGATAGTTGATTTGCCACTTTGTCTTGGTAACTTACAAATCGTAAAACGATTATCGTGGAATGTATCAACCATTTTTTCTTGAAAAGGATACATCTCAAAAGGCACAAGACCTTTATCAATAGTAACGATCTTCAAGTAATTTGATATAAAATATTTAGGATCATCCATGCACTTCAAAACTTCTTGAATTTGTTTTTTACTGAAGCGTGATGGTGTATGACCTTTTTTTAAGTTTGGATTTCCTAAATACTGTTCTTGTATATTCATCTTTTCACCTTTCTGTTAATTTGAAATATAAACTACTTGACAT